CAAGAATGGTATCAACCATTTCGTTGAGCTTATCGAGAGACTGCTTGTCCAGATCAAGTGCTGCCAGCTCTTCTTTAAAAGCAGCAACAGCCTGAGGGTCAATTTGCTCGCCTGCCGACAAAAACTCTTGCGTTACTTCTTGACGCGGTATGTTTTGACGAATTTGCTGTAGGACTTGCATGTCCCCAGGGCTTATGCCCATACCCTGCACTTGAGGGAGTGCCATTACACCTTGCATTTCTTCCATGTTAGTACCTTTCCAGTTGAGCCATGGTCCATAGACCGCGCGTCGGGAAAGGACGCGAAAGATGGCCTAAATTATGCGTGATCATGCTAGTTCCTGTCCATCTCTAGGTAAGAGATAACAAAGTCCACGGTTGTTACGCTGGAAGTCACCTTGATAACGTCGGTCTCTTCCATGTTTAACGGCACACCACTAAACACATCCATAGTGGCGTTGGTCGGCAACACGTAAGATTTAAGTAAGGAATAACCTGTTGCCCCGCCTGCTGGGTAGAGCTTTACATCGAGTGTTGCACTGTTGGCATTGCGATTGGTCACCCGCAGTGAGGATACCGTTGCAGCGTTAGCAGCGGGCACCGTGTAAATTGCCGTTTCCGTTGTAGCGGAAGGCGTCAGGACGTCTCTAAAAAATTTATTAGCCATATTAGAATGAAGAGACGAAGTTAACGGTCATGATGACCGAGGGGATAGCGGGACGCGTGGGCGAGGTTCCTGCCGCATAGTGCTCCAGGTATACATCAAGGCTATCGGACCACCAAGCAATCTCAAGATAGTCATTGGCTGGATCGTCCACCGTGAAGATACCCGTAATAGCAGGAACAACATGCGACCACACGCCAGAGCTTTTACGAACAGGTATATCAAATCGAGTATTACTGAGCGGGAAGTTTGTGCCGGTGTCCTTGGCCCATACCTCAAACTCCGCTGCGGTATTGCCACGATTGGTGACCTGTAAGGTAAAAGTCACTAGATAGTTCCCTGCGCAGGGGACTTTGATGCGGCTGTTGTTAGTAACAGAAATGCCGTTGGTAGGCGACACACTATCATAGGTCAAAAGGTTCTCGCCCGTGATGCTGGCGTTTGTTTGATCGGTTTCCGAGATCAACATTGCAAAAGGCAACGCAATCCCATTACTGACCTGTGCGCCACGAATCCCGGCTGCAAAACCACTGCCCGCAGACTTTGCAAACCACGAAGCCGCAGCAGCTTGATTCTGATCAACCACTGAACCATAAGTATTATTAAGCTGTAGCACGATCTGCTCAAGCGATCGCACAAGCTGGTTGAATTGCCCTGGATCGTATTGTGCAGAGGCGTTTGGAAGCCTGACGTTAAAAATCTTACTCATCGCAACCCATCAGGTTGGATGTCAACACGCATCGTGCCGTAGCGCCAGTTATCGTTCACTTGATCGCTCTCAATCCTCAAACTGATCTGCCTGCCTCGTGCGCGAGTGTCTACCTTATTGGTGTTTGGCTCAATGACGTAGGGATCCAAGGAGCTTGGGTTAGCGGTCTCTTGCGGGTAGTAACGCAACAACAAATGCACCGTCAGATCACCAACTTGATTCTTAAAGTCAGGGATGAATCGCTTCATGTACATGACTTGGTCACCATCGCCAATGTCAAAGTAGCCTGACTTGATGTATGACGTAAGTGCTATTTGACCATTGGCATCAACCCCATTCACCCCGACCTCTTGCAAGTAAACAACGCCCCGGCCTGCGGTCAACCCATAAATCGTGCCATCTACGGGCGTTTGCGTGCCATCGGGCAAATATTCTGTGGCAACAGGATAGTTATAGGTTCCAATGTCGTTCCATGAAGTCCTGGGCATGCTGCCAATAGACCACACATTTTCAAGATAATTGAAAGTCACAAAACGATTCGGGAACTCCGCGCCTTCTGAGCAGTACCACCATGTGACCTCATTGAACTGTGAATTCACACCTGCATGAAACTTGTTGGCCTGCCGAAATTCAATGTCTTTGAATACATAATCTTGTACCGTGCAGGGCAGCTTCTTGACTGTGCCGTCAAAGGCATAAAAAGCGTTGATCCCCATCCAAAAAGCAATGCCGTTTACATCAATGGCTGTATGAGGACCTGCACAATCGCAGTTGGCACCGAGTTGTTGAAAACTAAAGGTATACGGAGGCCCAACGTATTGCATACCATGCAAAGCACCGTTGGTAAAGATCAGGATTTGACCTTTTGAACGGATCGCACTAATGATGAACGTACCGTCTGTCAGGCGCTGACCTCCTGCTGTATTTGTGGCGGTTTCAGCAAAACTATTAATATCCTCTTGATTGGAAAACCGCACAAACATGGGATCGGTACTGCTTGGCGTCCCGATCGTGGTCTCTGTGCCAAGACAAACTAAATGCCGATCGGGCGTGGATACCAGTGCAAACGTGCTCTTGGTTGGTGCGCCATTGATCACCGTGGCACGCGAATTCAAAGTGCTCGCGTCATAAAGGTAGATACCCCCCTGCACAAGCTGGCAAACCACATCCTCACCAAAGTTATCGAACTGCCATACCCGAGACGTAAGCGTTAAATCCGCTGAAGCAGGACGTGGTGTGCCAAAAGATGACGCTCCCCATACCCCTGCGCCCCAACCTAGATCCTGGAAGGAATCTTCCTGGCCGACATTGATTTGATACGCTCCAACCACTGCGCCGCCGCCGTTGCCTGAATCACTACTATTAGCAGTGACTCCAACCTGGATTGTGTAGGTGTCAACAGTGGGCACCGTTAGAATCTCAAATTGGGCATTAAGATAAAAGGCCGTGACATTCCCACCAAGGCTCACGGCTCCGCTGAAGGTTACGAAATCACCGACAATGGCTCCATGAGAGGTATCTGTTACCGTGACAATGTTGCTGCCGTTAGTGGCAGCAAATGTTACGTCTCCTGCGGCTGTTGTCGTTCGCAGCGGTGTAATGTCATACCAAAGACCACCATAAAAGGTGTAAAGCTTGCGGGTGGTACCTACAATTAAACGTGGAAGGCCCTCTAAATCGTTCCAGGTTAAAACATCACTGGGCAAGCCAATCAAATATTCCGAGTGAGCATTGAACCACGTCCAACCACCTAGTTTTTCAGGCAGGCCATAACGGAAACGGACGTAATCACCGTCGATCCACCCACCTTCAGCACCATACTCCGTGTTTTGTTTATCAATCCCCGGCTTCAAAAACAGTCGTAGTAAAGGCATTACTTAATTGGACCCCCGACCAGCCATGCGTCACAGGTTCTAGCCCCTGCGCATTTGAAATGAAAGAGTTCACAATAGCCCAAGTTAGATCGTTTAACGACATCTTTCTCAAGCTCCATGCCCGTTTCCTGGGCGTCTTCGGCGTGAATGCCTTTTTCAATGCAGGCCAGCATTGCTGGGGTCTGAATAAACGCAGCGCAGTTACCGCATCGCGCTGTTTGGGCTTCTTCAACAGAAATCCGCCACATTTTAGCTTTTTTTGCCCAAAAATCTTCAGAAGGTTCTTCTGGATTTAAGGGTCCGTAACCGTACTCCTTGATGGCATTATTGCGATTTTTAAGATTGACGTGGATGTCAACCGTGGCTACAGGACAAGCGGCCATACCGCCTTTGGCGTAGGACTGTTTGATTGCTTCGCCAATGGCTTTTTTCTGAACGGCCATCTTTCACCTCATCAAGGCAGCTTCGGCTGCGCGTCGGCGGGTGAGACCCGGTAAAACTCGACCGGCAGCTTTATTCCAGAGCATACATTGGTCTGCTGCGCCATCCCAGTCCCCCGCATCAACGCGCTTCTTAAATGTGGAAACCCGATAGTTTCCTAGGCCACAATTGTAGACCCAGCTAGTCACTGCGGCAATGCGTCTAGGAAGTGCGGTCTGGATCTTAGGTGAAAGCTTGGTTATGCCCTGTACAAAATACTCAATATGATGGTCAAGCGCCTCTTCACATTGCTGCATGGTCCAGACGGTTCCTGGGTTGATGTCCGGCCCTGTGGCTCCCCATCCGATTGTCCAAGGATGCCCTCTGGTTCCTGGATCTGGATAAGCTTGAACTCTTCCATCAGGCAAGCGCTTTGCCAAGCCCTCAAAAGGCTTGATCAGTACATCTTTGCAAAGCTTTTTGGCCTCATTCACGACTTACTGTACTTTTCTATAGAACGTCCTACAAACCAAAACGTAAGCATCATGTTCAACATAGCGAAGTCATCCTCGTCATAGGACTTGGTCAAGACCTCTGCCCAGTTCGCGTTGGTTTGAAATGCAATCGTCAAACCGGCTGCTTTAACAGCCACGTACACGCCAAAAGCAATCCAAGTAAGGCCCGGACGGGTAATAGCAGTGATAAAAGACGCAAGCCAGCCAGCCTCCTTAGCAGTGGTAGCCTGTTCCTTAAATGCCTCTTTAATCGTATCCATCTGCGAAATGGAGTAATCAACGTACTTTTCCTCCATGCGAAACTCACCGCGAAGCTTTTCCAAGTCGGTCTGAAGCTGGAACATAGATAACTCGTGCTGGCGTTCGTTTTTCTTGTCCAAGAACTTCAGGATCTCAGGCGCAAGCCTAAATAAGCCACCGAAGATGGAACCTAAAAGACCGCCGCCGAGAAGTTCAAACATTACCGTTTCCCTAGTTTCTCGCGCTCTTCAAGTAGGCGCACCTTCACTTGAAGTTCGTTGATGTGCTGCATGAGTTGCTCTTTGAGGATGGCACGTTTCTCAGCAGAGACTGGACTATCCGTCGGCACACCTTCCTTGGTTATCAAAGCTGGCATGGAGCCTTCGATCTTGGTCAACCGAGTGGAGAAGTCAGCGACCTGACCAAGCAGCCAAGCCAGCGAGGCCACAATGACCGGGATAACTGCTTTGAGGACGTCGCTCCAGTTCATGGCTATCCACCAAAACCAACTTCCATCATAGGCGCGGCAGAAAAAGCGCCCTCACCAAGAATGATGATGACGCCACCGCCACCAAAAAACATGACTACGATGCCTGCCATGACTTACCCCTTTGGATACTTGGCTTTAACAGCAGCAATCAGTGCTTGCATGTTGGTCTGTGCGTCACCGCCCTTCCACAAGGCATCGAGTTGATCACCAAGGGATGGGTATTCAGCACGGCGTTTAGCGTAATAGTCAGGGATGTCAGGCCGCACAATCTCTGACTTTTCAATTGGTGTTGTTGTGG